GCCTCGGTACAGTATCGATGCCTTGTTTTTATTTCTCTTCTCAGCGCGATTTCGTTGTAACATAAAACCTCCTACATGCAGATAATGCGCGGGATTGTGATGTCAGCGTCGGGAACATCCGTTGAGTATAGGTACACGCCCCCGTCGTAGCTCGTTGCCACCGGGGCAAAAATCCCGCTGATCGAGTCAATAACGTCAAAACGCACGTCAATATCCATGGTCGAAAGAACGCCGGTAAGCGGAACGGCCGCGCGATATGGATAATCGTCATAAGTTGCGTCGGAGATGAAAATGTCTTTATCTACCAGTGTGTTTCCAAACCTCAGTAGTTTATTTTCTTTTCCATTCTGCAAAACGATTATAGCCGCGGCGAGAGTCGCTGCCTGATCTGGCGTCAGCAGGTTCTCAAGGGCTGCTTTCCATTCGTCGTAGGAATCCTTGTCGGCTCCCAAAATATCGATCAGCGCGTTCAGCGTGGCTTTCAATTCGTTCGAATTCGAATCGAAAATCCCTTTCATCGCTGAAGCGCTGCGCACGGGTTTGTCCGCTTCGCTCGAAATCGGGCTCGTAAAGTTTCCCTGTTTATATTCGTTGTAGGCTCCCATAACGTCCTCCTGTAAAAAACAAGAGAGCGCCTTCCCGCGCTCTCACTGTTTTTATGTTACTCTGTTTAAATGATTAAAAACGATTATTTTTTTCGTATTACCATTTTGTGTAGTCGCCCGTGTCAAATAGCAGATACTTTTGCTGTTCATCGGATATCCCGAGCGAATCTAGCAGTTCTTTCGCGCGCTTCTTCTTCAGTCCGCTCACCGTTTTCCCGTTCGCATCCTTTGCGTTAAGCGTCCAATACTGCGTATAGAATTCATAGTACGTTTCTTGCGATACACCTGACTCTCTTCTAACCTTGTCTGCGTCCTCAATCATGGTCGACTTGTCAACCAGCGTGTCGGTGAGCTTCATTCTCTGTTCTGCTGTCATCCCTGACTCAGAGGCGATTGATAGCTTCAGCGTTAGATTGTCGCTGTAGTCCATGTCGTTATCCCCTTTGCTATCGCGCAGGTCTCTGGCTTCCGTCATGAACTGATAGGTGAATTTCTCCGGCACGCCTTCCGCCTGGAGGTTAACCGCTTTCCTGATCCAAGTCCCATTCCCTGTAAGTGCAGCTTCCAGCACGTACCTCTGCTTCTCCGTGAACGCCGCATCATCCCAAATGGCCTGATGCATCCTCTCGCTGACCGCCGTATCTGTTTGCTGATTTCCGTCCGTCTTTCCGCTCAGAATGTCGACGATTTCGTTCTTTTTTGCCCATTCCGGCACGTCGTTTGCCGCGTTGATCGCCGTATATTCTTTTTTCAGGTCGGCGTATTTCAGGTACGCTTCCGGAGTGATTCCGTATTTTTGCACGAAAACCGCTTCGTCGTGCGCGTCCTTCGATACAAGGTTTAGCTCGAGCAGCGCTTCGCTGGAGTAGTCAGGTGATTTTTCGTCATCTTCGGCTATAAGGTAATGGTCAATCGCCGCTTTCTGCTCTGGCGTGAGATCCGGCCAGTTCATCAGCTCGCGGCGCTGCTTGTTTTTGGCAGTGTCCACCGTTTCTCCGTTGATCTTCGTCGGCCCTATTCCATCGAGCCGCATCCTGATCTGCATATATGTCTGTTCGCCGACCCCGTTCTTTTGCGCAGCTCGGTAGCCTTCCGTTTCCTTTGCGCTCATAAACTTGAATCCGTTTTTGACGTACTCCTGCCCTTCCGGGAGCGCCCACTTTCCGAATATAGCCGCCTGCGCGTAGTCCTTCAACTCTTTGTCTGTGCGGAATTGCAGCTGCTCCTTCCCATTTTTGTCCAGCGTATAGCTTCCGCCTTGCATAACCGTTTCTATACCGTCGGAGGTTTTTTTAATCTGCCCTCCCATAAACGGCGGCGCAAGATACCAAACTGGTTTCATAAGCTCTTTTTCGGCTACTTCTTTAACCTTCTTCCAATCAGCGTCTCCATTCATAGCATCGATCACGTTTTTGCTGATGCTCCAGACGTCCGGCAGCGCGCTTGAAATTGGGATTCGTCCGCCCTCTCCGCCAAGCAATGATCCGACGAACGGGGTTTGATCCATGATATTTGTCCAAAGGTTCTCCAGCGCGACTTTCATGTCCTTTGTCGCAATGTCGTCACTAAGCTCTTTGAACGTGTTCACCGGGTCCAGCGCCGCCCGTCGCCCCGTGAGCGGTTCCGTGATCTCGTTGTAGATCCACGCGCCGACGCAGAATTTAAAGAGCGCCACGGCCAGCGCCGCGAGCCCCCTATCCTTCACCGCTCTTGGAATATCCTTGAACAAATGCCTGAATTGGTTGTTCACTTCCACCTGGAACATTCCCGTCATCTTCGCGAGGGGGTTTGACCGCTTGAAATAGGTCGGCAGCGCGCCCTTCGAGCGATCCGCCATAATCGATCCGGCCCACCGGTCGGCCGCTTTCATGGCGCCATCCGGGCTCATACCCTTTGCAACATTCTGCATGAATTGCGCCCGCACAATCGACTGCGCTACGAATGTATCAACAGCTGTGAACGGAATGGACAGTACGTCGGAAACCTTTTCCGTCGCCGTTTTCCCGAGCTCTTGCGATCCGATTCTATTGGTCAAAAAGTCACTGCGCTGCTCAAATCCATCGTTTTTCACGATGTTTTCCAGTGTCTTTGCCATCCCGACCACCATATAATCCGTGCGCGTTGTCGCCCATGCCTGCGTCAGTGGAATAAAGTTCGTCAGCGCTACTCCAACGTTTCCGGCGATCATGTTTGCCGCGACGCGCGAATTCAACTTGTTGACCGTGCTGTACATCTTGCGCCCGAAATCAGCCTCCGCGCTTCTGTCGTGCGATGACTTCTTGTTTGCCAGAAGGTTCGTGTACTCGCGAATCTCCTGTACCAGGTGCCCAAGGTGTCCCTGCTTCTCCCCGAAGATCGCGTCATACTCCGCCTGCGTCGCGTCCGGATCCTGCATTGTATCCATCGCTTTGAGCATGCGCTTGCGAATTCCTTCGTTCGAATGCTCGTAACGCATTGCGCTTTCCAGCGCGCGCAGTCGTTGAATATCCTCCGTATGGTAGATCATATCCGACGCGCCGTTAATGTAACTTTCAAAGCCGCGAATCGCGTCTATCGTCGTCGTTTCCCCTGTGCGCTCCATCATGTGACCGAAGAAGGGCTTGCCCGGACGGAATGCCGCGGTTAACCCTGCAATGTCGGTAGGCAGTTCTTCGGTTACGACGCCAAGGCCGAGCACTTCGGCGATCTTCTTCATCGCCGTGTCCGCCTCCGGGTCGTTGAAATGCGGGAAATAGTCCTTGCGGTATTCGATCGGCGCGTATCCGTTTTGCACCAGAACGTCGTTTGCTTTGCTCAGCAGCTCGTCGTAGATGCTCCTAAACTCTTTCACCGCCCTGTCGACCTTATCCAGATCGATGTTCTTTATCGCTTTCGATCCGATCTTGATTTCGATCTGCTCCAGCGTCGCTCCCTCGCCCTTCAACTGCGCCGCTTTGCTTTCGTCCGCGGTGAGAGCGAGCGCCTTGATCCGCCGGCGCATGCCTTCTTTGAACCGCGTCGACTCCGCTTCATTCTGGTGCACCGGCGTGAAGTACGTTTCGATAATTTGCTCCGCCTTCGCGTCGTTCTGCACAACATCCTGAATATTGCGCTCCATCGTTTCGGTTGAATACTCGAGCCCCCACTTCTTGTTCTTCCAATTGTAGGAACCTTCGATTGCCCGGGTGGCCTGGTCAAATAGATACTTTTTCCGCGCCTTGTTGTAGTCGCTTATTAGCGTCTCTGCCGCGTGCAGTTTCTTTTCGACCTCCAGGCGCTTTTGCATGGCCGCCGCATTTGTGCGCCCGTTCAAATCGATTTGACCGCCGTTTAGTATGTACTTTATATCGTTGTTGTCAGAGTCCGTGAAAACGTTTTGCTCTTTAATTATTTCAAGCTGCTGTTTTAACGGTTTTCTGACTTTGAGCGCCTGCCTAACAAGATCCATTTCTTTCGCGTTCGCCGCGCGCTCCGCCGTGCGCTGCCCTCTCACATGCTTCGCTGCCTCGTACCGGCTCACTAATCCGAGATTCAACCGCGCCTGAAAAATTGCATCGTCAAACACAATTCGAATTCGAGCTCTGTCCGAATCGTTCTTTGCCTTCATCATGACTTCAGTGAATAGCTCGTCCTGCTTCTGCTTTGTTATTCCGCCATCGGACGTGATTTGACTCATTGATCGTTCGATTAGTCTACGCGTAGCTTTGTACTCTTCGTCAGATTGATAACCAATCGCATTCCTGATTTTGCTCGACAATTCCTCCGCAACTTGCTTTAAGTATATTTCGGATTTTTTACTTATGGGTCTTTTTTCCTGTTCTTGTCCGTTGGCGGAAGGCTGATCTTGTTTTAGTGCCTTTTCCGCCTCCTCATTTGTAATGCTTTGATATGCCAGCACTTGCTTCTTCTTCGGCGGCGCTGTCGGCGCTATATATCCTTTCCAGTGCAGTTCGTTTTTCTTATACTCTACGTTAATTATTTCGTACCATCCATCTTTCGTTTTTAAATCCCTATTGTACTTTTTCCATTCGCCTTCCCTGTTTTTTGACCACTTGATCAGACTATACTCCGTCGCTTTTTCTTTGATTAGGTTGGCCACTTCTTCTCCGAATACATCATTAAGTCCCTCTCCTGTATAGTCCGCTTGATGCGATAGGTCTATATTCCCATTTCTATCGTATATTATTACCCTGTAAATCACATCGCCCGGTGCGTTCTCTTCTCTTGATATCCTTATTTTACTGGCCGTTTGCGTTTCTCTGTAATCCTTTTCCTTAACATCAAAAGCGCCGTATTTCTCCAGCAATTCGTCAAGAGACATGCCGTTCGTTGAAACAGAGCGCCGTTTCATCCACAGGAAAGGGTCTTTCGCTTCCGCAATTGCCCATTCAACGTCAGACAGCTCGTCCCGCACCTTCTGCAGCTCGGCTGGATCCGCTTCCGGATTCTCTTCGAGCTGCTTAACAACCTCTCTTTTCCCCGATGCGTTTTGTTCCAGAGCGGCGACTCGCTGTTTCTTCTCGTTTGCGAACCATTCCCGCAGCTCTTCCGATTCAATTATGGATTGTCGCTGGTTTTCGATGTTGTTTTTGGTATCGCTCTGGATGTTTTCTCTCGCAATCGAAACGTCCCGCAGAGAACCGTAGTTATTCGTTCCATTTTCTTTGATGTATTTAGTCGCGCGTTGGGCTTGGTCTGCCACAAGAGCGTGCATGATTTTTTTCATGCTCCGAAGTACGCTATCGTTTTCCTCGCCTTGTGGTATCTTCTTTACTTCGCTCTCGAAGAGCGCGGCCGCTCTTTCAAGTTCGATATTCGTTACTCCACGACGAAGGTAGTCCGAATACCACGCTTCCTCCAGATTATTAACAGCAAGGCTTTCCGCCTGGCTCGCACTTAAATCCGGCCATTTCTTGCTGTAGGCAGCGACAAGCTCTTTGAATTTCGGTGAAACATACTCGTTGCTGTTATCCTTTCTAAACATTTCGTCAGTGCTAATCACTTCTTTCGGAGAAGTAGGTTCCGCCGCGGGTTGCTGCTTGGCTTCCATTGGCGTTTCCGGTTCAATTGGCATGGTTTGCTGTTGAGCGGCTTCTTCCGGGGTTGCAATAGGTTCCGACGCTTGCGCGTTGCTCCTATTTCTTTTCTTGCCGGACGTGTTTTCTGACAACGTTCGAATAATCCATTTGGATTTTTCTTCCTGGCTCATGGTTTCCTGAACTGTTTGATATTCACTGCTCTGCATCAGATTTTTAATATCGTCCAGCATTTCCCCCGCATTATTCGCGGCGTTGTCGCTGATGTAGTTCGTTAGTTCATTTCGGCTGTCCTCGTTGCTAAGCGCCACGGCCTCAATGCTTCCAAGAACGGTAACCGCTTCTCTGGTTTCTTCAGCCTTGACGGCAACGGGTGCAGAGTCTTCTTCCGGGCTATATTCGTATCGCGTTGGGTTCACGCCTTCCTCGGCGAATGCTTTGATGTACAACCGCTCAGCCTTCAGAAGCATGATTTCTTCCTCTGCGTTTGCTCCTGTCATCGCTCTCAGCTTCGCCAATTGGAACTGCACCCAATTCAGGATCTTCCCGGCGATTCCAGCTCGTTCGCGCACGATGGTCTTGATCATTTTCTCGTCGGTTAGCAGGTGCTCTTCGGCGAATTTCGCAACAAGCTCTTTCCTTGCGTCTTCCGCCGTGAGAGTCACATTCCCTTCGGAAAGCGTTTTGTATGCTTTTATGATCCCGTTGATAACCGCTTCTTCGCTCGCGCCTTTTTTCGCGTAGTTCTCGAAAATCAGATCGGTCAGGTCTTCGTATTGGCTTGCTCCTTCGATCGAATGCGTTAATTCGTGCCTGAGTACGCGCTCTGCCGCCGTTTTCGGCGACACTTCGCCTTTTCTTGGCGCCTGATTTTCGTTGAGGATCAGCGTTCCGTTTTCGTAATACCCGTCTTCCCACGGTTCCAGTGCTCTGAATTCAACGTTTCTTCCGAGTTTCCGTCCAAATTCGATTATGTTGTTTTTCTCCTGGTCTGGTACGGCGCTTCTGCTTGTGGCAGGCTGGTTTAGTTCCGGCGCAGGCTCTCCCGGCTTTACGGTCCCTTCCTGCTGGAGCGTCCCTTTTGCATTCATCCTATATTTCGGGATTTCTTCTTGTATGTCGAACGTGTTCCTTATGATATCGTTTTCAACGATGGCTTCCCTCTCTTCGGGACTCACTTCCTGCCCGGTCGTCATTTTCCCGAGGATTTCTCTTGCGCTTCGAATTTCCTCATCCGTAGATCCGCTCTCCTTCATTTCGAGCGTCGCCACGTCAATCAGCGTCGCATTGAGCGGGTTTCCCGTTGTCGCGTGCATTTGTTCCAGGTCTATTGCATTCGTTCGCTCTGCCGCGTCCTTGGTGGCTGTGTCGTATGTTTCCTGTTCTTTTACCCCGTCGTTGTTCTTCAGCGCTTCGACGGTTGTTTCATCGGTTAAATCGATCACGCCATTCTTCGCGTTCTTCGTCACCACGACGTTTGGTCTCGTCAGCATTGTTCCGAAACCGATTGCTCCGCCGGAAATAAGACCGCCCAGCGCTGCAAGTCCCACTTGTGCCAGGTTGTCCATCCATGCTTCTTTTTTTGCCTGCTCGTCAGAAAGTCCGGCCGCTTTATAAGCGTTAATTTTCAAAGCCGTGTTCGAATTCTCTCCCATGATCGCAACATCGCTGAAAATGTTGGTGATTTCAGTAAATAGCTCTTCCGACGCTTCGATTCCCATCTGTGCAAATGCGTTTTTTAATACCGCTTTTCTGGACCCTTCTGCCATTTTGTAGTAGTGTTCCAGAGAGAATTTTTCGAAAAAAACTTCAGCAATTCCGGTCAGCGCTCCAACGGCTAATGCCTGCCCGTCCGTCGCACCGCGCTGCTTTGCATCGATGACGGCGTCCGATCCTGCTCCTGTTCCCATAATCGTAAGCGCCGCGGTGCTTCCCGTTGGTGCATACAGAAGGAAGTCCGCGATTGACATGCCCGTTTGATACGCGAACCCAAGCGCATTCCCTACCATTTCAGCGCCTTTTGCGCGCAGCTCTCCGTTCTTTGCCTTTGCAACCTCCGCGTCCGAATATCCCATGTTTTTCAGCTGTTCCGGCGTGTATCGGTCGAGCCGGCCAACGCCGTCTGCGATTTGCTGCGTTACCGCTCCACGTATCCCGTTCGACGCCTGCGACCCGAAGAAGTACGGCGAATTTACATCGATCTGCTCCCCGGACAGCCCCTGTGCGAACGCATATACCGCGCCAGCAGGTTTCATTCCGTTCATGATAACCGACGCGGCAGACGCCAGTATTGGCATTCTCTCCGATTCTTCGGTTATCATTCCTTTTAAATCAGCAGCGTAACGTTCGTTTCGCGTCGCGCTGATTTCGTCAACGTATTTTCGCGCTTCCTCTTTTCCCTTTATGTTGTAGATATAGTTATAGACGGACTTTTCTTCCGGGGTCATGTATTCCCCCGCCGTCAATCCGCCCGTGTGTCCTGTTTTGTCCTGGTTGATTATATTTCCGTTCATAGACTGCTGAATTGCCGGGCTCAACCCGGTTTTCGTCGCCATGCTCGGAAGATTGTTTATTCCTCGGTAGTAGTCGTCTGTCGCTTCTGCGTTGACTTTTGACTTGTCTTTGAAATCTGCGTTCTTCTGGTTTTTCATCCACCCGGAATAAACGCCGATGTTCATCCGCGTTACATAGTTTGACCGCTCGTTTTCAAGGCTCTTGATTTGTTCCAGCGTATTCCCGACCGCTTCAGTGGCTCCCTTGTATCGCTCCGGGTTCCCCGCGTACCGAAGGGCATACGCCTGCTTGTTGCGATCGGAGTTCAGCAGCTTCAGTTGTGCATCGATGGCATCTATCTTAACCTGTGCTTCCGCCGGATCCATCGGCGTCGACCGCTCTACTATACGCGCTTGAACCTGTTCAATCGCCCGCGCCGCTTGGGTTGCGTTTTGTTCCGCCTGTTGCTGCTTGATTAAGTTAGGTGCAAAATCCTTAACGGCAGCTGCTTTCCCGGCCGTTTCAAATACGGCTCTCTTCATATCCAGTTGGGTTGCCGCGCGCTGCTCCGGTGTTTGTATGGCCGCGTTCATACGCCCCGCAACTCCGAGATCCCCGAGCCTTGTAGTCAGCACTTTGTTCACGGCGGCGTATTTTGTTTTTGCCGTGCTTCCAGTCTTCGCCGATCCAGCCGACGCTTTCGCTTTCCCCGTTACTTTTTGTACCGGCGCGGCGTATCTTTTCTTTTGCTGCTTCTCCTGTAAAAGCCTCTGACCATAAGAAATAAGGGCGCCGCTCTCCGCAGCGTCCAGCGCTCCCTGTGTTAGATCAAACACGCCATCCTGCGTTTTGACCATGCGCTCCTGCGCTCCAGACTTGTATTCACCATAAGCATTTCCGGCAAGGCCCATCCCGGAAAGCGCTTCCGTTCCGGACACGATGCCCGTCTGCTTTTTGATGCTTGCTTTTCTTCGCGTTTCTGCGTTTTGCTCGCTTACCGCGACGGATGCCGCCGCAACAGCGTTTTTTTGTTCGTCACTCAGTTGCGAACCCATTGTCGATATTGTCCGCTCATATGCAGTAGTAGCCATTTCGCCCTCCTATTTGACGTATTGCCCGAGCACGTATTGGATCTGTGTGCCGTAGATGCCAAAGCCTTCCGCTACCGTGTCGTTTTCGAAAATTAACTGCAGCGTGATAAACTTTTTTACTTTCGTATTGAATGGTATTGTTTTAGGGGTATCCAATGCATTGAACGTTAGCCGCTCAAAATCAATATCCTCGAAGTTGAAAATATCCATCATGGATTCTTTGATCTTTGTTTTATCCTGTCGGTCCGTCAGAATATAGATCTTCACCGAACTGCGATTGTACGGCTTAATCATCACGCCGGATCCCTTTTTTAACATCGTTTTCCGGACGGTTAAATAGCCAAGCGCATCAGCCTTCGTGGACCATCTCGCTGTGATCGCTACGCCGTTTTGAATCGCTCCGCTTACCAGCGTTCCTTCATCCGAATATTTCTCCATTCGATCGATATCGTTGTTGAATCGGCAAATATCCCCCTCTTCAGTCCCAAAATACAAAGCGTCGGCCACGTTCAGAAAGACGCACGCCGGAATGTTCGTCCAGTAGTACCACTGGTAATCGCCTTGGCGAATGTCCGCTACGTAGCAAACCGAATTCAGCGCCACGAGCAGAAGCCCGTTCCAGTTTGACATGACTGCGTTCGCTAGACCTTCCTCTTTCGTCAGCTTGGCGTTGACGAAAAAGCTCCGGTTCACGGCTTTTCGCTCATTCTGCGTGTTGGTCGTTACTACCCCAAAAACGCCTTCTTTCGCAAGAAACAGCGCGTCCGTGACCATATTGGCAAACCCGCCTTTTGCAATTGCTCCAACGCCCTTTATCCCTTGCTTAACCGGGAATATCACGCTGCCTTCCGAGTCCAGCGTTGCCGTCCGCATAAATATTTCAGCATCCTGCTCGTTATCCGCCTTTATGATGGCCAGTGAATCACCCTGCTTCAGGTATCCCATGATCGGGTTGGTGTCCGCGCCGACTTTCGTGTATCCGAATTCCGGCCAATAGGTAGGATCATCGACGCCTGAACTCCAATCTGTGTTTTGCGCGCTTGGATTCCCCGCAAAAAAGAATCGATTATCGTTGTAGTACCCGTATTCTGCAACGATCGTACATTTTGTGATTTTGTCCGAATTCCCACTCACTGTTTTTGACCAAGTGATAACAACGTTGTCGACGCCAGCGCCCAGCGTGCTGATGCCCGGCGCCGTCGTGAACGTGACCGTCGGGTAATTGTAATTATTTGAATTTGCTGTGCTAAATGTCCACCCGGATGATGCAACAACAACGCCGTTTACCTTCACCTCTACAATCGAATCTACGGCTTTCGTGTCCAGCACATACACCGTCGCAGAGGCCGTCCCTGCAAACGAATTCTTCGCTTTGGGTGTCAGCAGGTTGACTTCTTCATATGGCGTGCTCGCTTTCACCGTTGATCCTACCGGGACCGTCACGCCGTCCGGAACGCGCGCAATGCAGGTTGTTGGTATGTGCACGTCCAAGCTCGTCACCAAGGCCACCAGAAGGCTGCTGCCGCTTTCATAGACGCACAGGTAATGTGCGCCGTCCAAGATGTAAAGCTTACCTCCGTGGACGAATCCGACGCTCTTGGCGTTGTTCATGGAGGCGTAGATCTCCGTCGGAGCGTCATTGTTGCACGAATACAGCTTCGTTCCGCCGTGCACAATCTTTCTGGTTGTACCGCTCGTGAAAACGACATTCCACATTCCGTTGACCGGTGCCATAACCGAGCACGTTTTTCGCCAACCAACCCTCTTTTCCGGGTACCCGGCGAAATCTGCAACGATATTCTCGCAGAGCGGAGAGTGCGCGTCATCCACCTGCGCGGGCGATGTCGAAAAATCAACGCCTTTGAAATTTTGGTATGTCTTCATGAGCACGTCCATGGCTATTCCTCCGTGGCGTAGGCGTCTACGATGTCTTCAGCCGTGTACTTGACCGCGCGTTCCAGCGCCGCCTTATACTCCGCTGCATATTTCTGTGCTTGCCCGTCGTTCATGGCTTCCGAGTAGTAATGCGCCGCGCACGCATATGGCAGCGCCACGCGCGTCAGCGCGTCGTGGTAATCAATCGTTCCCTCCAGAGATTCGATGAACGGCGCTTCCGTCAGCTCCGTTTCCCCGTTGTATCTCCGAATGGAGTTCTCAACACCCAAGCATTCCTGCAAATGGATGTTCAGAAAGGCAGGCGTGAACGCCTTGCTGTCGGCATCATCATCAACGTCTTCATAGATCAAGGCGCTGGCCATTTCAAATATCTGCTGTGCTGTTTTGCTCATAACCCCTCCAATAGTCGTTAGGGGGCGGTTTCCCGCCCCCTATCCTGTTGTCGGTCCTGCTTGCCTTTACACGCAGGTATGGGTCAGAATATCGGACCCATAGAACCCTGCGGAGAACTTGAACGCGACGGCCTTGATGACCGTCCCCGCCGTGGGGTTGTCGATCGGTGCGCTGTAGGGTTTCTTCGAGTCGCTGTAGCGCGGATCTGTGCCGTCGTCGGTGTAGTAGATGTCCACAGTGCCGCTGTTGGTCGTGGAGGCCAGAGCGGTGGTCGTGGAGCCCTTCGTCGCGGCCGGGGTTGCGGTCTTTTTTCCGCTCTCGACGAGGATTACCACGCCAGCCGCAAGCGCGCCATATACGAACGCGTCGTAGATGTAGCGCATGTCGATCTGGTGCCCGCTGATGCCCGGCGGATCCACATGCAGATTGGCGGTTGCGATCTGCTTCGGCAGGAATACCGCTTCCTTGAACGTCGCGATGCAGGCGACGTTCGTCGGCATCCACGTGGCCGGTACGCCGATGACCTGGAAAGTGGAAAGTTCGCCGATCTTCCCGTAGATGATCAGGCGCTCCTTGAGCGTATCGCAGGAGTCGAACTCATCAGAGAGGCGCAGCGCCTTCTTGTACGTGGACTTGATGTAGAGGTAGCGATCCGTCTTCGGAACGCCCGCATCGTCCATCGAGTTTTCCAGATCGAGGATTTTGTCCACGATGTTCGTCTTGTCGATCGTTGCGCCTGCGTCCACGACGGCTCCGGCGCCCTGTGCCCACTTTGTGAACGCGTTCTGGTCGATCTCCGGAACAACCGTTTTCACGGTCTGCATCCGAATGACCTTGCCCGCGTTCTTGAGCATCATCTGCTGGGAGTAGTCGCCCTTATCGACGACCAGGGAAGCGGAACGATCCTTCGAGATCGTCATGGTCTGTTTCCAGTCCTGCACGTCCGTCGGGGTTCCGAATCTGCTCGTGCCGCTGCGGGTGTAATTCCCGAGTGCCTGAGGCACCATATCAATGGCGATGATCGCCGACGTTCCGTTCCAGCTGAAATCCTCATTGGTTCGGCCTGCCGTCAGAGATTGAATGCCGAACAGTCGGGGAAGTTTTTGTGCGTACTTTGTTACGAGATTAATCATATTGATCCCTTCTACGGGACCGCGTTTTCATTTACAGCCCAAGGCCCGTTTCGAACGAGTCCTTTCTGGATTTTCCGGCGGTGCCTTTCGCTGATCCGATTGTGCTGTCCCGATTCTTTCTGTTTTGATTTTCGGCTTCGAGAGCCGCTTTCTGTTCTGCCGCTTCCTTCTTGAGCGTCGCGATCTCGTGGTCCTTCATGGCCAGCAGCGGCGTTTTACCGCCTTTGACGGCATCCTGGACTTCCTTCGGCAGGTCTTCCAGTTTCGCAATCTTCGGATACTCCTTTTGGAGTTCCGCAAACTGCGTCTGTTCCGCCGTGGCGTCCTCCGTCTGCTTGGCCTTCAGGGCCTTCTCCGCTGCTCTGCGCTCCGCCAGCTCTTTGACGAGCTTGTCGTCCGCGCTTGGGAATTCTTTCTTGATCTCGGCCGCCGCCTGTTCAACCGCCGCGGCATTGACGGCTGTCAGTAGCGTTTTGAGAGCTTCGGCGGCATTCAGCCCGCCGTTCATCTTCCCGTATTCGGTCAGAACCTTTTCCGTTTCGGCCAGCTTCTCCGAAATGTGGTTATAGTTCATTCCTTTCTGAATGAGCTCCTTCGCCCGTTCAGACATTGGGTCGATCTCTTCCTCTTTGCCGTTATGGGTCACTTTGAGCATTGGTTTTACCGTGTTGTCGGGCGCTTTGCTCTTGGCGCCCTGCTTGGACTCCTTCGCAGGCTTCTTCTCCGTTTCGTCCTCCGCTTCGTCTTCCGCCTCGTCGGCGTCTTCTTCGGCGGCGTCCTCTTCGTCGTCGTTACCCTCGTCGTCTTCGACGTCCTCGCCGTCCTCTTCGGAGTCGGTGTCCTCCGTGTCGGTAAACAGATCGGATCCGTCCGTGTCTTCGAAATCGTCCTTGACTTCGGGGGCTTCGCTCCCCTTTGTTTCTTTGGCTTCAGCAGCTTCAGTACCGTTGGTGTCCCGATTCATTTGCTTGCCTTTCTGCGCTATGCGCTGTGTTATTTATTGAAAAACGCCGCCTGGTGTCTGCTGCGTATTTTCCTGTTGATTCATTGGCCTTCCCGCCGGTAACTGCTGCATTTGCTGTTGCTGCATCTGCTGCTGTATGGCGGCTTGCTTTTCGAGGTACTCCACGATCTTGCCTTTATTTCTCAGGTTGTTATCCGGTATCGATTCGACGTAGAGCTTGGCGTCCAGAACGCCGCTTGCAAATAAATTGTCCAGACTTGCCTGCTGCGTGATCTCGCTCCAATAGGCTGCCGTACCGACCTCGACATTGATTCTCATGTTTGGGTTGTCCAGCTTCGCAAAGTCGAATGCGATCGTCTTCACCGGCTTGCCCTCTTGATCTACCAGCGTCTGACCGTCCGCCGTTTTGTATTCTTCTGCCGACACCTGGCGCTTCCCGTAATAGTTACGCATCATATCGACGATGATTCTGACTTCCTGCTCTATGCAATCGTTGTGGTTCAGCTTCGGCATTTCCATCGGAACGCGCGCCTGCTGCGATGCAACGACGATCGCCTGTGCGTTGTCCGGCCGGACGTTTCCCAGCGCCACGTCAGTCGCGCCAACGGAGTCTTTCATAAACCCAATTGCGGCCTGAATGGCTTCCATCGCTTGAGATCCGATATCTCCGCCACGAACGTTCTCAATCAGCTTTCTAGCCCCGAACCCGTTCGGCCCCGGGGTTGCCTTAATCGCTTCTCCAACCTTATTCGACCAGGTTTTAATTACGTCGCCGTCGTAAACGACCTTCGGGAACGCGTTCATTTCGACGCTCCGGATGAACATTGCGAATATCCGGTTAATCGCGACTTGATTCTGAACAAGTCCCGTAACGATCGGGCGCCCGTGGTACTGCTCGGATACCTCTTCCCATACGAACCAGGCGATAGGGTAAAGTGTCATCCCGGTATCAAACGGTTTCCTGACATACGCGTTTTGCGTGACTTTCTCCGCCCAAATCGTTCCGTTCTTCTTCCACATCTTTATGAGCACGGTGCACTGCTCGTAATCGTCGCTTTGCTCCGTCGTGTTTTCGTCCGTATCCAGTGAAATCTTCGTGATTTCGGTTTCGTTCATCCCGTTGGCCTTCGCCTCGTCTCGTACTTCACTCAGAAGCTTCCTTTGGCGGATGATGATGTCCGGCTGCGACTGAACGTCCTTCATGAACGGGTTCCCGAAATAAACGTTTCTTCCCTCGCAAATCTCGCTGCAAATCTCGCCTTTTACCGACTGGCCATTCTCGATTTCCGGATCAAACCAGAAGTATTTCGCGCAGTCCCCGTGCACGGCACCGTTACGAGCCACCTGACGGTTCTTTTGCTTCGCGCCCATCAGTTCGAACGCACGGTCTACCGACGATTTGAGGGCTTCCGCAATAAGCGCGATTTGGTCATCCTTCTTTAGTGCTGCAATCGATATCGCCACATCGTCGCTCACCACCTGCGCGACGCACCAGGATACGATGCGATGAACGATGTTGATCACTGGCTTCGGGAGATCCGGCGCGTTCAGCCCTTCCCAATGGTTCCCCACGTAGAAGTTTTCGTTTACTTCCACGGTTTCAAACAGGCCAAGACCGTCCTTGAACGATCGCCCGCGCTGGTATTCATCAAAAACGTCACTCGGCTTTGTTTTCTGAACCATTTCTATTTCTTCCCCCCTGCAAATGGGTCATACGCCATCATTTTTTCAAGTTGTTCCTCGATGGACTCTTTATTCTCTTTCCCTTTTGAGCTTTTCTTTTTTTCTTCCGGCTCCCGGCTTTCTCGGCGTTCCGCTCCGATCTCTTCACGCGCGCACTGCCTGCTTGCAATCAGCGTGTCGACCTTCGTCAGAAAGTACCCTGCGACAACCAGCAGGCCGCCAACGAATACGCACAAAACGTAGATCATATGCACCTCATATGTTGATGATGGTCGGGTTTGTCCATTCCTGCTTCGGCGCTTTCTGATACGACAACGACACAATTGGCGGGTTCCCCAGCAGCGACTCCATTTGCATGTGCTGCACAATGGATGGCATTGGCGTAAGTACGCGCGCGCCCTTCGCGCATGCGTAGAATGTGACGCTCATGTCGTCTTCCAGCCGAATCGGATGCTCAAAGATCGGTCGAATCAGTTCGCGGGGAAGCATAATCCCGACGCCAAACGCCATTTTGTTGCACACATTCGCGACCGGCGCGCCCGGCACAAATTCGCCCGGGTAGAACAGCGTGTAGATGTCGTCCGGGTGATTTTTAGCCAGCACCTCCACGATTTCTCGGAACCCTTCGCATACCTCTGCGTCATCCGCCAGAACGACGCGGTGCGTGTATCCAATCGGCCATGGCGACAGCCACGCCTTCGTCGCTGTGTAGAGCGCGTCTCCGCCTTCCTTACGGTCGTCCCATGTAACTGCCTCTTTGCCCAAAGAGAGATCGTGCAGGAGCTTCTGAACGTTCTCTTTGCGCGATTTATGCGCCATGATGCGAATGTCAACCTTGCCTGCCATAATCAATGAAGTCCTCCACTTGTCGCTCGTAGGTGTGTTCTTCCAGATACTTTTCCGTCGCTGCTTCCGGGCATCTCGGCCGGCCGTCCATCATGTAGCGCAGCGCATCCGGCAAGTGCGTTATCTCGTGTGGTTCAATAGCTACATCCGATACCTTTTTTTCGTCGTGCTGCAGGTTCGGTATGCATCGAATCAGTTCGGTGCAAGTATTGAAAACTCGCAATCTTGGCTGTTTTTCTCCCGTTCCATTTGGAACAATCTTCAGCCACTCCTTTAGGTTCAGCCATCCGTCAACGCGCCCGTTGCTCGTATATGTCAGCGGAACTCCGTTTTCATAAAATAATTCCGCTATGGATTTACCAGTTTCTTTGGTGCGGTTCCAAACATCCGGCGGACCAAATGTCGACTCTATGTTCTCGTTCGCATCCGTCATATTTTTAATCTCGCCTGCGGCAGCCGAGATTACGAGGCTTGGCTTTGCCAGTTCGCGATATATGTATGCGTTCCCGAGTTCGTCGAATGCCCCCCATAGGCACGCCGCGCAGTCGAGTCCATAATCGATCGCTCTGTATCTGATCCAGTTCTCTTTGATCGGTATCGGTTCAATAACATGAATTTCGCGTCTCCACTCTGGAAAATATTGCCCCGCCAACACGTCCCAGTCTCCATCAAGGTGTGCCCTACGCAGATCTTCCGGGAGATTCATAAGCGTCTCTACGTATGTCGGATCATTAAGGTACAGCGCTGGGTTATCCGATAGTTTTGCCGGTATAAAAACGTAGTCTTCTGACCTTTCTTTGTTGACATACTGCCTATCAATGAAAAGCCTTTTTACCCACATATGGCCGACTCCGCCCGGGTTGCAGGTGTAATACATGCGCGGTGAAAAGTCTTTTCGCTTTGTTCGGTTGCATGTGGTCAAGAACTGCATCTGCGATTCTGTAAAATGCGTTGCTTCTTCAAGGAAAATTACGTCGTATTGCTGCCCCTGATATCTGCGTACGTGTTTTTCCAGTTCGCAATACCCCAGCTTTATGCGGCTTTTGTTTGGAAATTTGAACACATGTTTTTGTGCGTTGTATTTCGCGCACCCTTCCAATATGTCCAGCAGCGGATTTATATGGTTCTCTTCCAGTTCTGGAAGGGTTCTGCGCAGCAGTAGTATTTTTATCCCCGGATACCGCAATGCCAGTTTTATCGCTTTATCGTCTACAGCCCAGCTCTTCCCGCCTCCGCGCGCTCCTCCGTAGCAAGTGTGTCTCGCTCTTGACAGTTCGAATTCAAGCTGTTTCGGAAAAGGTTTTAATAGATTCAGCTGCATTATTCAAACTGCTCCATGTCTTCCGGCTGTATGACCACCTCGACCGTTCCGTCTCCCTCTTGTTCGTCGTCGCGGTTTGCCTTCCAGGCTTCCGGTTTGCGGTTATTCAGCCAATATTGCGCGGCCTTCGGATCCGGTGGCATTTCCTTCAGCACCTTCACGGCTTGGACTTCTTCTTTGGAGCACTTTCTTCCCTGCGCGTCCCAATACTCTTGTTTGCATTTGAACGCCATTTCCTCGAAATACGTGTATCCCGTTGCCCGCTTGAGCAACGCGTTTTCTACCTCGACGTCGACAATCTCTTTGCTCTTGCGTACCGCTTCCGCGAAATCTTTGTGCTTCAGCTTCCACTCGCTCAGCGTCGAACGCGAAATCTGCATCTTTTTCGCGAGCTGTTCGTCCGTCGCGCCGTCCCGCACCCATGCCGCGATTAAAAGGAGCCCGTCTTCCGTTAACCAGTTCCCGGCCTTTCCCCGCGGTGCTTTCTCTTTTTTCTCGGTCGTCTTGCGTGCCATCGCGCCCTCCAAATAAAAAAGAGCCCCGCTTGGAGCTCTTCGACGCTTTTATGTTACTTTGAAAATATGATTAAAAACGATTATTTTTTTGAATTCACATGATTACCGCGCTCAGTTTGTCGATTGCTTCGCTCTCAATGCGTCGAACATGCGACTCTGACATGCCGGTCTTCATGGCGATCCAGACGTTTCTGCGCTTCTCCTTGTATTTCAGGTGAATGATCCGGCGTTCGATCGGCGAGAGTTGGTTGACCTGTTCGTCAACCGAAATTTGAAGACGCAGCTCCTGCCGGGTTTCCTTCGTGATGGATTTTATGATTCGCTTGTACTCCTTCCGCATCTCGTCCAGCTTTTCAACCGCGCTTCCTGTCGGATCCGCCGTCATCCCGCTCGATACCGGCAGCTCTGACCGCTCCTTCAGCTCGCTCACTTCGTCCATGAGCTTCTGGTACTCCCTGATTTCTTCGTGGTTCCGTTTGCATGTCTCTACCACGCATCCCCACCGCCAAAGAACGCTTCGTGTTTTACTGCGCTCCGGTTTGTCGTTGTACTTGGCTTCAAGCGCGCTCTCGTCCATGTCGCCCTCCTTCCTTGCTTTGGCGATGCATTCTTAGATACATCGCTATTCCGCTTATGACTTCTTCCAGGTATTCGCCCGGCATGTCGATCCTGTCGCTCAGCGCCTCCGGATAGATCGGCGTTGGCTTGAAGGTGATCTCTGCTTCTCCGTCGTTGGCATCGATGATGAGCGTGTCCATCTCGGCGCGGCTCCAATAGTTCGGGCATATCTTTCCCGCCTGTGTCACTAACGCGCGTCCATATGGCTGGTTCTCTCCCTTCCCAAAATGGATCCGCTTATGCACGATTACGATTTTGCGCTTTATCGTGTATACGTGCCTGTTCAGCGCCATGACCATCGCTTCCCGCGCGTAGTCCTGCATGCGGTGCAGGTCGTCGATGCTTATGATCGGATTGAACGGCAGCTGCTCGCGCTCGTGTGCTTCCTGTATCGCTTCCAGCAACGTCATGGTTATGCCTCGCTACCCTTGGTTTCTCCAATATTGGCAGGCTGTCTCTTTGTCGTTTTTCCGTTCCATTCAAATCCGAAATCGACGCGCTTCACCTTCGCCATATCACCATTTCCACGGTGAAACACGATCCCCTCGATGTAGTTGTTCTCTAAATAATCGCGTAAACCATCATAGGTTCTGGTGCTTATGCTTACGTGATCCAGCACGATCACCCCGTGTTTGACCAACATGTCAGCCACGAGCTTTTCGGCGTTCCCCTGAAAATGCGGCCCGATCGCTTCATACGTTCCGTCTTCCAGCTCCGGTTGAACAGCGACTTCTGTGACGCTCCTGGCTGCGAAGAACCATTTGTCCGCCGGGTTACTCTTGTCGGCGCGCACCCACCCCGGCCAGTGTCCCGTAACTGGATCCGGATCTTGCGCCGGGATAAACCCGACCGGTGGCGTCTTTCCGTGCTTCGCGTCGTAGCGTTTATACAAAACTCCGTCCATGATCGCGCAGCATGAACCGTCGAATTTCAGTGTCGCGATTCCTTCACCGGCAAGCACCCATTCGCACCCCGGCACAACCTCGTTTCGAATGAGGCCATCGGTATCGTAATTTCTCTGAAAAACAGAAGGGATCTTCTTCATGTCGCTTCTCCATTTCCGCCCCGCAGGCTTTCGTTTTCTTTGGTTAGCCGCTCGTTGTCGCGCTGTAGCGATTCGAGGTGTTTAATTATCTTTTCAACCAGTTGAATTGCAGTTGCCGCGAATCCCATCGTTACGGTTTACTCGACATACGGGCTCGCCATCTTCACAAGCTGCGCTTCGATGTCCTTAACCGATAGCTTATCCGTGGCACCCGGCAGTTCTTCATCCTTACGTGGCGTCGCTAAACTTTTCTTGTGCAACATCGGCAACCGTTCCGTTTCCCAGCGCTTCCTTCGAGCGTCAATCCTGATTAATTTCTCGTATTCGGTTTCGCTAATCCGGTAGATTACTTTCATAATAACCAAATAGATTGCCAGACCCATGACAATAATCGTTGTCATGGACACCGCGATCATAAGCGCCATTTCGATGTACTTGTTCATACCTCTACTCCATTTCCGCCCGCAGGCTATTGTTTTCTTCGGTTAGACGCCGAATTTCATCGTTAAGGCTCTTGATATATTTACCCGTCTCTCGATCTCGATGTTCGTATACTTGCTTCTCCGCATAAGTTGTGTACTTGGGCTCGGGTATCGGTACGCCTACGAACTGGATTTTAATAGCCCCGCGAAACAACGCGTAGCACAGTTTATGCAGCCATCTCACTTCATCAAGAGTTGGCGGTGCGCTTGCTATCTCCTCTTCTCGCTTTGCGTATCCATCTTTATACCCGGCTTGAAATGACTTTCCAGCTCCGCGTCCGCCAATGCGCACCATTTCGTTCATATTCCGTCTTCTCCATTCTTTCCCGCCCACGGCTCCGGCCGCTTTTTCCATGCGACGATCTTGTAATCCATGCCGTCTGAACCCTCAAACTCCTGCCATTTTCCGTCGCCGCTATATCGCAGTACGTCCGTTACTAGCATCTTTTCCCCGAATACATTGACTTCGGCGGTGATGTCGTATGGCTTCAGAGTGTCGATCGGCAGTCCATCCTCGCACGGTGTCCAGTTGGCGGCGGCTTTCTCCAGTTCGTCGCAGAGTGCGTTGATCCAATCAGCGGCGGCAGTATGTCCATCGCACTGGCTCCAACCTTCCGCGATCTTTCGCGCGGCTTCAATCAGCGTCTTGTTCATTTCGCTTTCCTCCTCAACCGTTCCCGCCAGCACCGCCAGTTCCAGCGCAGGATCGCGCCGAGGCGGGTCTTGCCCGTGGTGAAATGTAGGCACTCACGGCAATCAACCCACCAATCATTACTAAAGCAGTACCCTTGGCTTTCCTTGAATGGTTGGATCAACTTTGGCTGTTTTGCGCAATCCCAACATTTGCTCGGCTTAATCATGCGCGTCACCGTCCCCGCATAGTGCATTGATTTCATCTATGGTCTTGTCGCAACAATCAATGCAGATATACGATGAAACTGGCAATCCATCCATGAACGCACTTTCTTTCAGCATCGTGTTTCCCGCATCAAGATCCTTTTCGCACATCGAACACCAGTGCGGCTTTCGTGTTTTTACGACTTTTTGTTTTCGGTTTGTTTCTTCCTCGCACGCTGGGTAAAATTCAAAGCCCTCATAAACACTATTTGCGTATTTCATTTCTCTTCACCGTCCATTAATGCGCCGCATCCAAAGCAGTATTTATGCGGGAATGTGAATCTGACCTCGTTTGTGCAATTAGAGCAGATATACCATCTGTCTCCCTCATATAGTCCGTTGAATTCCCACTTCGCATGCACGACATCCGCAACGTCGGCGGCGGGTTCTCTTGTATTACAAATGCTATCAAGGTGTTTGTGTGCGTCTCGAGAATGTCCCAATTCACTTTTGATTTGTGATCGTCAAGTGCTTTTATCAACGCATCCCGCTTGATGTACTCACTCATGGCTGTTCCTCCTCCTTGTGATACCCATCCAGACAAAGCTCGCACCGCTTGCAGGTTTCGCAAGGCTCGTCGTTATCCTCGTTCGTTTGGAACCCAACGCATTCCCCGTTTTCCTGTAATGGCATTCCTTTTCTCTTAACGAGTTTGCAGGTTTCAACAGTTCGTTTCATGGCTGTTCCTCCTTCTTGCGCATTTGCCGTTCTTCAATTTCGTGTACCCATCGCGATTCCATGTGCGTTTGGCATAAATGCTCTTCTTCCGGTGTTTTTGGCTTTCCGAACGCGAGGCAATTTTCAACGTCATTTCCGCAAAGCAATGGCGCGTAATCGCAATCGTCGCATGGCGCAACCACCTGTTCAGTCACTTCGATCAACATATCGCGTCATTCCCCCTTCTCCGCAGTAATGCGGTTCAATAGTTCCCGATTCCGTCTGCAAAACCTTAACGCAACTTCTTCTGCATCAGTCAGCGCCTGCGCATCGTAAGGCGCTCGTAGTTTGTGCGTACAATGCAAAAAGCGTATTAAGGTCTCATTTCTCTCTTTTATCTCGCGGAGAGCGTTCTTCTTTTGCATTATCCAGTCCCCCTCCTCCGCAAGTGCTGTTAAATAATTTTCCCGCCATGCTTGTATGGGCGGGTCTTGTTGTATTCGTGCTTTTTCACGATCAACTTTCCGATATCGATTCCCAAATGCGCGCAGGTGTCTAGAATTCGAATGATGCAATCCGCAAGCTCTACTCCGTATCCTTCCGGTTTCTCGCCTGGTCTCCAGTCGCTTGTCGAAACGATCATCCTCTTGTTACTCTCGATTTGCGGACACATCGATTCTTCTCGAACCACGTATTGCGCTGGGTTCCTGTCTCTGAATTCTTCCAGCGCTTCCGACAGCTCCGATACCATCAGCATCAGGCGTTCCGGTACCGATGGAACAATCTCATAGAATCCATGCTCCACCGCGTTCTTGTGTGCTTCCCGCGCCATCTCGTTAATGGCTGCTACAAAACGTTCGTTGTCCATTGTTTTTCCTTCTCCCGCGTTGGCAGGCGTTTATATCTTCGTCGAAGGTGAAGGTGAACCCGTTGAGCGCAAATGGATCTCTTATCTTCCCATAGCATCGGTCAAGCACGGTTCTTAAATCCATGTAGTTTGCTCGTGCCGCCGCCCGCGCACTGGGATAAAACTCGTTTGGTTCGCCATCCGGCGCAATCTTGACCACGGGCTTACGCGTTACCCTCCTCGGCTTGAATCGCTCGAAAAGCTCGTCTTTCGTTACCCATTCGAGGTTTCCGACAAAATTGTCATAATGCAGGCCGTTCTTGTGCCAGACGTATTTCTTTCCCGGCGCCTTTGGCAAAAACGCATCTGCGACGAGCCGCGCGACCACCTTGCATGTCTGCCGCTTTCCATCATCCGCAACCGTGAACTTCACGACGATACGATCACCATTGTCGGATTGCTTTAAGTGCTTTAGGTCGTCCGCTTTACGAACGTCGCCGTATGGGTTGACTTGATAACGCTCGTACCCAGGCACGGGCAACCAGTAATCGCGACTCGCAATCACGCCTTCCGCCTTGCGAGCGCGCCCCGCGCTGCGTCCTCGTTCATGAAGATCACCGACTCCCGCGAAACGCTTGTGCGCACGCCGTTCAGCCGCCGGGCGAATATGCGTTCCTGCCCATAGGCGTAGACCTGCAGTTCGGTGACAATGTTCTGTTCGATGATGTAGATGGATTGGCCGTAGGCGAATTCTTGCTTGTTCGCCGGTTTCCCGACAAGCTGAAGCAGGCTGCGCGTCGCCGCGCGCTCTTGCACCGCCTGCTGGTAGTTCGTGTAGTTCGTGTATGCTTCCTCAACCACTGATGATACCGACATGTGACAAGCCTCCTTCCTCTTCGTTTCCGTTGATTAATGGTCGCTGCCAACCTTCGTATACGATGCGCGGCTTTAACGCGCGTTCGTTCACCGATACCCCGATCATCACAATTTGCCGAATCGCTTCGTCCCGCGATAGATCAAAGGTCTTTGCATATCGGTCAATGATTGCGATGATCGGAAGCGTGATCCTGACGTTCTTGGTCTTCCGCACCGCCTTCACCTTCTTGGTCTGCTCTTGCCCGTCAATCATTCGAAGCGCTTCGGCGCCGTAGAGCTGTTCGCGGTGCTTCCCAATGATCCCGCATATCAGCGACAGTTCGTCCGTCGTCGGGACAGAGCGCCCATTGATGATCTGACTCATGAGTCCCTTCGGGATTCCCGCCGTTTCGGCCAGCCAGTTGCCGGATTTGTCCATTTCTTTCAGGGCTGCCGCAATTCGATTTTTCAGCATGGTGTCACCGCCTTTCGTTTATCGTTTGAACGCGTTTGAACGCGCCTGTTTTGGTTTTACCCCGCCGCCCGCGACGGAACACCGCACCCAGCATCCGAAATAGCCGTTTTTTGGCTTTTCCCTGGCGTTCGGATTCGTGTGCGCTTGAACACCCGATCCGCTTCGCTGGTGAAAAGGCGAACGTGGTCGACCGTTACCCTCGGCGGGTAGCCGTAACGAATCTCGAATTTCCAGTAGACCCGCTTTGCCTTCTCGTAATCCGTCGTTGCGTAGGACTGGCTTACCCTGCCTTCGTAGTAGAGCTCCAGCGTGTAGAGCGTCTTTGCCTTGACTTTCTTCACTCCAATACGCCTCCCAACGCTTCATCCGTAATGCCATAGTAGTCAAACATCGCGTCGTTGATCGCGTTTATCTCTTCTTCCGTGACCAACACTTCCCATAGATCGCCCAGCTTCTCGGTGATGTATTCCGCACATCCGTCGATGCTTTTCCCTTCTGCCGTGAAAAATTTGGTCACCCACGGCAGCGTAAGCATGAGGCTGTATACCACGACGGCAACCATAAACCGTTTGGTTTTTTTCTTCTCTTCGAGAATGCTTTGGAGCTCAACCGCAAGTTGCTTTGCCTTAATGTCGTATGCCATTACTCCGCACCTCCACCCAGTTTGCTGATGATCCGCGTGCAGGCCGTTCGCGTCGCTTCGCGATACTTCTTTGCCGTATCCGGATCATCCTTCTCGATTTCCGCGATGTGCTCAAAGATCAGAAGCGCTTTAGCCTGGAAGTCATCGTATGTCTGCCGGAACTTAATCACCGGTGCGCTCGGTGCTTTCGCGGCTACCTGCCGCAGCTTTTCCAGCTCCGCTTGCGTTTCCGCCGGGATCTTTTCGACGATCACTTCGACAGGCGCTTCCGGCTCCCGCTTCTCGGCTGCTTCCAGCTTTCCTTCGAGTCTCTTTGTTTCCGCCTCGGCCTTGATTCGCTTCTGTTCCTCGGCCTCGCGCGCTGCTTCCGCAGTCTTTTTCTCTCTGAGCGCCGTCTTCTCACGCTCGTCTGCGCCAGTAAGAAGATCCAGTGTCAGCAGCATGCCCGCTTTCTCTTTCTGTATGTCTCGCAGCTGCTGAGCGAGATCTTCGACTTCCTGCGTGCTCATGCCGGTGATATCGTGCGTCTCAACCGCTTCCACAAGCGCTTCGCTCTCGATCCCTAGAAGGGCGACCGCCTTGGAATAACTGACGCCCTCGATCGCCGCCGTCTGCATCCCCGAATAGGTCGTATGCAGCGCCATGAGATTCTGCGCGGTGCGTTCGGAATAGTCCACGTTATCCTTCAACCAGGTACCCCATGTACCATGCGGAAGCATAGCCTTGACCTCGATCAGCCGCTTGCCGATCTCCATCGCCGCGGCAAGCACAATCGTTTTGGTCTGCGTCTTAATCGCCTCGATCTCCGAGGCGATAATGTTCGGGTTCCGTTCCATGAGCTCGTTCATGCTGATTTCCTCGCTTTCTTTGTCTTGCGTTCGTAATATGCAGCCCAGAATGCATCCAGTAGCGGTTTGTCTTCTGCTCCGGTCTGGTTTCGTTGTCCTCTGCATTGCACCATTCGCCCGTCTGTCGTGAATTCAACCGTGTGCCACGGCGTGTCCGGCGCTTCTGCCAGGCGAAGCGCGCAGAGAATTGTCCCGCCTTCCGCGTAACGCTTGACGTATCCTCCGACGCAATGGTTGAGTGCGCTCCCTTCATCGATGATCTCCTTTGAGCTGACAAACGGTCTTAATTCAACAGATCCATCGGAGAAGACGAATTGCTTCAAGCCAGCAACGCGCTTCTTGATTTTCTCGTCCATACAGGCGTTCTCTTTGTACTGGATCTGTACCGTCAGGTTCTGATGTGCCTGGTGCAGATCATTGGGCCACCGGATTGCCGAGTCTCCTAGATCGAGCCCCAGCTGAATGCATTGCGCCCGGTAGTCCATGTAATCCTGGTGAACCGAATGCGCGCCGTAGTAACGCCCGCTCTTTTTCTTTTGCTGCTCGTAATACCCCATGACCTTCTTCGGATGCCCAATTCTGAAGATCTCGTCGATTTCTTGCTTTCCAAAAGGACAAAGCAAGTCAGTAATCTGAATCGCTTCCGCGATGGTTGTCGGATGCTCGTGCTTTTTCATTTTTCGAAGAACATAGAGTTCTGCGTAGCCTATTTCTTCGCCTTTGACTTCTTTTAGCTCCGCTTTTGAAAGTCCAAGCACGGATTGCACGTTACGGCCGTTCCAGTGCACCGCTCCGTATGTCGCGTTTCCACGCATTCTTTCGAGCAGCAGTTTCTTGAAGCCCAGTTTGTGAATGTACTCGAATGACGGCCAACGTGATGCCATGTCCATGCATTCGATTGAATACCAAGCTTCATATTCCCGAACGCCCATTCTCTCAAACGCCGTTCCGGCAACCGATTCGTGAAAGCTATGTTCCGAAATTCTCGATTGAATCGTTTTGCTCTTAATCGGGTTGCTGATTGTCTCCGTGCGCGCCCATCCCGACCAGTATTTCGTATATCGGATATCGCCCTTTCCGTAAGCAAACACGAACATTTCTTTCATGTCTGCTTCGATCCTTGGTACGCCGAACAGAGCAACGTCTCCTCTCATATCGAGTTTTAGATCCACTTCGATCGCTGTTACTGCGTTCGGGTCAATAGCAGATTTCTGCCAATAGACCATGCTTCCGTACTCGACGCATGGCCTTCTTGAAAACCATGCATAATAGACTTTTGATTTGAAGTGGCAGTTCGGACAAGGAGCCCACTTCCCATGGCTTAAGTCCGCACCGCTAAATTCATGCCCGCAATGCGTGCAATGTGCAATTCGTCGCCTCGTTTTGTTTTTCCCAGCGCAGGTGATGAAAATGCAATGCAGCTCTGCAAATACCTCGTCCCGCGCGAAGCGCAGCATATCCTCCGTAACTATCCCGGGGACGTGCTCACGCACTTCTTCCAACGAAAGTTTCATGGTTTATTCCCCCAGCAGGTCGTCCAAATCCAGCCCAAAACCGCAGACGTCTGCGGTTTTCTGTTTTTCGCCCGCAAGGCCGTAGTATTTCAGCACGTTGGCGTATACCTCCGTTTCCGGCACCATCGCCACACCGCCACTCGCTTTCCCGCGCGCAGCTTCCTTTGCCGCTTTCAGCGCGCCTTCCAGCGTCTTCCCTTCTGCCTCGATCGCCGCCGCGGCTTTCGCATGCGTCATGAGATACGTGGTCATGTACTCGCCGATCACCTGCAACGGCTGGTTGTCCGATTTGTGCGCCATTTCATCGCGCAGTTTGTCGATTGCCTGGTTCATCTTTCAATACCCCCCCCTCATAATCCAAAAGTGAAATCTGGTTCTTGTCCGGCGCGAGTTTGCAGTGCGCTTCATGCAAAGCCAGTCCCCGGTCTGTCCGGAGAATCTGGCCGCATTGTCTGCACTGAAACACGTTGCGTTCCTTGAATTGCTCCATTTACGTGCCGCCCTTTCTTTTTTGATATTTTCCCGCGCGTGTGCGTGTGTGCGTGCGCGCGCTGGGTGTCCGGTTGTCCGGTTTCTCAATTTTGTGCATTTTGACATAGATATAGACGCCTTCGATGCGTTGCGAGCGCTTCACTTCGATGTGCGTCAGTGCGTACCCCGGTGTTAATTTTTCGAAAATGGCTTTTCCGTCGATCTCGGCGGCTCTTAGTATGCGCTCTACCTGTCTAGGAGAGATCTTCTTGTCCGCTGTCGTAATCGTTGGGTTCTTCAGGTTCTTTGAGCAGCACCAACGCTTTTTCCCTTTCGGGTCTTTCATCATGTAGGCGGCCAGCGCTGTGATTCCGTTTATGTCCAATTGCAACCGGCGGGCGTTCGCCCATCCGTATTTCCAGAAGCGTTCCGCAGTGTCGCGGTCCATGCCCGACATAATCACATGGTGATGAACGCGGATTGGTTTGTTATCCGGCAATGGGTCCGGCGTTGCGTTCCACTCGATGACATACATGTATTTCAGCTCCGGCAGTCCTTGCGCTTTTCTCCAGCGTTTGACGCAGCGCAGGTAGTTCACAACATCTTTTCGCGCCTGTTCTTCGGTGATGATCCCTTCATAGGTCAAGGTGATTCCGATATCGTCCGGCCCGAAATTCGTGTTTGCCCGGCGTTTGAACGCCTTCTCTGCGTTTCTTCGATTCACTTCCAACTGCTCGGCAGGCGTGATTTCGCCACGCGCCCGTCGCATCTCCGGTTTTGTGTCCCAGATTCGGTATACTTCGTACTCAAGCACGACGGGACCGGATATGATCTTCTTCACACGGTGATTTCGGTTTGTTTTTAGGTCGAATAGCTCTGAACCTGTTACCTGCTCTGAAAATAGATACTCGTATTCCCTGATTTCGTACATGCTGGCCTCCATGATGTTGTCAAGGTGCTGGGGTGACGGGTGGATGGTGTGAGACAATGTGGATAAGGGCGTGATACTTATCCACATTGCCCACTCGATCCACCCTGCAGCTGCTGGGGAACGCGCTTCGCGACAATGGCTACGCCGCTCTCTCTCCGACTTATACGTGTTTTTTTGATTCTCGTGATTTTTGGTTGATTTCTTAATACCTCATACGAGCTCGAAAAAAAGGCTGCGCCTTTTCCGTCTATGCCGTCTGTATAATAGGTAAGAGCTCGCCGCACTGTTCCGTGCGGCGTATTTTTCTCACCTTTTTGCGGTTTGCTTTCTCGTGCTCTTTCCGTTCGGAACGTGCCTTCCGGCAGTCGCATTTCTCGCCCGGATCAAGTGAAGCGTTGCAGTATTCGCAAGTGTCAAAGTATGCCATGTTTTCTCCTATAAATAGTTCCGACCGAAGATTTCCACAAAATCCAACTCAGGGAAACGTTTTTGAAACGCCAACTGCGCTTTTGCTTGGAGCTCACGCCGAACTTCGATATTCTGATGCACGGCGTTCTTTCCGTATAGATGGCACCTGTTCCGGCATATATAGACTTTCAGCCCATATTTCTCGGATAGAGGCCTCAACCCGGTGCCTTCGAAAACATGGTGCTCATCCAATGGATCCGCGCTTCCGTTTCTCTCGCACTGGTAACATGCCGGGCAATCCTCTTCTAGTGTTTGCATGATGCTGTCCATGCGTTCCTCCTACGATTCGATCACAAGATGTTCGTTCCGTTTTCTGCATCTCGGGCAAAACTCAATTATGGTTTGCCCGGCGCGCTTCCCGCCGAGATCGAGGCGCTTAACGCCGCATCCGCAGCACACGCATTCCAGTGGCGCTTTGTCCGCCGGGTGCTTCTTCTTCTTCATGGTCCGTCCTCCGTTTATTTTCCGAGCGAAACCGCGATCCAGGCGAGCATAACGAAGATGTTCGCTACCATCGTCCCGTTCATGACTCGCCGACCGTTCTTCTTGGCTTTCGCCGTCCGGTAGATCGTCAGCGAGGTTCCGCACGAATACAGAATGATCCCTACGAGCAATTCGATGACAATGAATACGTCCTTCGCGTTCATGTGATTTGCTCCTTTTGCTTTTTCTCGGCGTTTTGCGATGGAGGCCGGAACGTTTTCCGTCGTTCTGGCCGACGCGGGTGGAGGTAAAGACCCGCTATCCATCGCAAAGCGCCGAAGCGCTTTGGTTCTTCTACAGCCTCCCGTTATTGAAAAAATACGGGGTTCATGTAATTACTGCATGTGTCCTCCGCGCTGTTGTGTCTGGTATAGGTCTTCTCGAAGATGTCCTTCCGGCAAGGGAAGATCACGCCGCAAACGCCCTTGACAACGTAGTCCCCTTCCTTGAGCCGCGTCTCGCCTTCCGGCGTCCTGACGATGAGCTCTTTGTTCTTGTAATCGATTCTTACCGGATCAAGGCCGAGGTTCTGCAGTTCGATGACCGCCTCGTCGGTGTCGGAAAACTGCACCGCAGTGATCGGAACCAGATTCTCTACGTACTGTTTCATCGCTGTTCCTCCGGTTACTTGATTGTCGTTCCGAGGACTCCGCGCGCTACGCGATCTTCCACGCGCTTGTTCATCCATAGCAGGGCTTCTTCGATGTGGGTGAGCGCAATGGCGTTTTCTCGCGTTGCGTATTCCCCTGTCTGGAATCCACGCAGGCGATCACGGACGATTTCGAGCAGATCAGCGTCAAGAACTCCCTCCGTTGATCCCGGCTCGTTTCTCGGGCCTTTTTGAAACTGAACCTCTGCGATTTTGGTTTCGCTGCCGATGTTCACGATTGCGTAACGGTGGTTTGCCCCGTCGGCAGCTCTCACGTCATCGGGAAAAACATCATTCAGTTTTCTCACCCTCTGGATTGTGTTCAGTGGCATGATCCGCGCGACGCTTGCATTGTCTTCGGTTGTGTTGCTTCCCATTTATTCACCTTCTTTCGTTTATTTCGCCTCTCGGCGTTTTGCGATGGGACCGGCATTCCCTCTGGACGTCTCCGTCTATAACGGAAGTTTCCATGCCGTTATTGCCCCATCGCAAAGCGTCGAAACGCTTTGCTGCTATGCTCTTTCCCGCGGCACAGCTTACGTGTTGCAACGTTCCGGCGGGACTCGAACCCGCGCGCTACGACGGCACCTTGTCGGCACCCCCAGCTCTACCAACTGAGCTACAGAACCATGTTCGGCGTTTTGCGATGGGCCGGGCCTGCACCCCCGGACTACTCCGTCTATAACGGATGGTTCCCGTGTCTATGACCCATCGAAAAGCGCCGAACGCTTAGTAGTCCAGCGCCGAAGCGGTTACTCCCACGACGGCAAGAACGTATACCACAGCGGCCACAACTGCGATCATCAGCGGCAATGCCGCAATGACCCACGGGCAGGTGATGAGCTTCAGCAGCTTGAGTGGAATCGGTGCAATCAAGACTGCTGCGACGCTAATAACGATTGGCCAGAACCTCGCTTTTCTCATACGTCCTCCATTAAGCTGTTTTTTCGCTTGCAATACGCAGTCTCGGCTCTTCGACGCTCTTCCCGTCCTTCGGGAAATACAGGTGCATTTGATCGTGCGAAATCTTGCAGAGATCCAGCACAATGTAGATCTCGTCGATTCTCCACGGCGTTCTCCCGCTCATGCGATAGCTGATGCTTGCCACGTTGTTCAGGTGCAGTTTCTTCGCCAGATACTCGGCGTCGACGCACCTTTCCTTCAGCAGCCCTCTCAGCTTCGAATACATCGTGTTCATGGCGTTACTCTCCTGTTTTGCCCTGCTCGATCAGTCTCACCGGTGCCGGTTGGAATTCGTCTACCAGCTCGTTCAGAAACGAGCAAAACCATGTTCCCAGCGGTTTCGTTTCGCCGGTGAACGTTTCTTCAACGATCTGCCCGACCACCTGCTTGAACGAGTTAGCGTGAATAAACTTATCGCCTTCGTTCATGGTGAGAATGAAATCCCCATCTTTTGCGGCCGACAATGAGTCCAGCAGGCTGCTGTGGTTTCCCATGCTTAGCCTGCCTTCTCCGCCGAAACCAACTGAGCCATCATAACGGCCCCGGCAATCTTATCCTGAAGCTTTTGCGGTAGGCTTACGATGGCCTGCGCCAGATCTTCCGCCGCGCTCTTGCTGGCGTTCTTTTCCTGCTCGTTCTTTTCCATTGTCGTTCTCCCTTCTATGCTGTCCAAGCGCATTCCGCCTGCCTAAGTATTCGTTTTCACTATCATGATACCGATTTTCACTAACTTTGTCAATACTAAATATTGCAATTCACTATATTTTGTGTTATGATCTTTTTGAGGTGATAAGATGAGCATCGGAAAACGGATTTACGAACTTAGGCAGTTTCTTGGTCTTAACCAAACCGATTTTGGTCGCCCAATTCTTCTTTCCCAAACGACGGTTGGTCAAATGGAGAATGAGACCAGAATCCCAACCGAGCGCACAATCGTGCTAATCATCGATAAGTGGCATTGTTCCGGCACTTGGCTTCGTACTGGCGATGGCGAGATGTTCGAGGACGCAGGGGAAGATTTTCTTTCCGAACTGTCTCGGAAATACGTGCTCAACGCCTTTCAGCAAAGCCTCGTTCGTGCCGTCTACGAGCTGCCGCCGGACTATCAGGACATGATTCTCGCGCTTGCCCGCCGCCTGGTGGCCGAGAACGAAGAAACCGACTACGAGCGCACCGAGCGCATCGTAAACAAGAAGCTCGACGAATACGAAGGGCAGCAGGCACGACTCGACGAAGACAAGCAGGCATAGAAAAAGCCCCGCCATTAAAGCGGGGCTCTCATTTTCTTTATTAACCGAACTTCCGGGGGCTTTTCTGTTCGTCGCGTTACTTGATAGATAACGTTGTCCTCTGGCGCGGCTTTGTTGATCACGTGCGTGTCTCCAGCCATGAAATGTCGCTGGTTCGGCAATTCCGGTATGTTCAGGTATACCGTCTTCATGTATCCTCCCCGTCTATCGCGCTTTACAGATTTTTAAGATGTGCTATAATACGAACATGTGTTTGTATTGATTATAGCAGACAGCGGGGAATTGTCAATTCACAAGATGTTGTACTGCGACGATCTTTCCACACAAATCCTTTCAGGGAGGATAATCGTGACTACCATTTCATACGTTCAGGCTCTTGTTTATTGCCATCGTTTTCGATCTCGCTATCTGCATTCTATGTTTTTTACCGTCTACGATGACGATGGCGTTACTCGCCCGCTTCAAACCGACGGTTGTTCGCGTAGTTCCGTCGGTTCTCCATGCTCCGCCTGCATTCGGTTCGTGATAAACGAGGTTTCCCATGCGCTTCCGCTGCCTACACGCAGTAGAATCGAAGCTTATCCGCCTGAATCTATTCTAAAAGAAGGTGGTTCGTTATGATCGAAATCACGCTTTCCGATTTGATTTGCAATCCATCTTTATACGCCTCTGCTGTTCACGATAAAAACGAGAAAGTCGTTCTTGTAATTGGTGATCGGCAGCTCATCCTCATGTCGATGTTTGATTTTTCTATGATGAAAACCATTCTGGATATCGCTGCTTCCGTGTTTGACGAAAACTACGCGCCGAATAGCCCTTCAAATCACTGAAAATGATTGTTGCTTAACCTATGTTGTGGTATTCTCTGGGTATCAATAAGGAGGGTGTTCTTATGGAAGTCAATTCGAAGAAGATTGAGGCTCGCATATCAAATGGCATTTCTTATCGCCTCTTCTTGCGGATTTTCCGAAATTTCATTATGTGCGGGGTGTTATCTCTTTTTTATTATCTAACCAGCAATCATTCCGGCAACTATTCGTTGCTCGATTTTCTATCAATCTATGCGCTTATTACTCTTGTTTTCTATGTTGCGCTATTCCTCGGCCAGGTCCCCAAATTTTTCGCATCAGCACACACCGAGGACACGCGCGCCCCTCGCTTCTATGCCTCGTTACACCCCGTATTGAAATTGCTATTCTGGGTTGCGGTTTTTGCGTTAACCTTCATTGTTTCATACATCGCTTTATATTTTCTTGCAAACAAAACATTCCGTCCTGATTTTTAATTGAGGTACATATGATACGTTCAAATTCCGCTACATGGGATGAATCAAACCAGCAGTGGGTTATCCGCGTGCAGTCTGACGGCGTTCGTCGCCGTTTCTACTCCGATATCGCCGGGCGCCGCGGGAAATCCGACGCCGAACGGCAGGCCGACGAGTGGCTGAAAAGCCATACCACGGACGACGATCTGCGCTGTGCTCAGCTTATTGAGGAATGGCTTGTCGATTACGTTGCCCTGGGGTACGACGACTATCAATACCGGAATCTCGCAAAGAATCATATTACCCCTATCATTGGCGCGGTTCGCATCGGGCGCTTGACCGAGCAGACTCTTCAAAATGTTATTTTGGAAGCTCATAAGAAAGGGCTTTCCCATAAAACGCTTGCCAATATCCGCGGCTGTATGACGTGCTTTCTGAAGTACTGCCGGAAACGAGGCTGCACAACATTGCGTCCGGAGGATCTTGTGATTCCGCGCGACGCGCCGCGTTCGGAGAAGCGGACACTGCAGCCGTCCCATATCCAAACGTTGTTTTCATCTGATGAAACACTTTATCGCGGTAAGGCGGCAAAAGAATGGTTTATACATGCCATTCGATTTGCAACCGTCACCGGTATGCGCCCCGGTGAAGTGTTAGGTCTTCAAAATTCCGACATTACCGGCGAGTACGTTTCTATCGAGCGTTCCATAAACCGCCGCAATAAGCTTACAAGCGGCAAAAACGAAAACGCTCGCCGTACATTCCGTCTGAATTCTTTTGCGACTGCCGAGATTGATGCGCAGCGCGCTATGCTGCTGCACGAAGGCATAGTATCTCCCTGGTTGTTCCCATGGATAGACGGCAATCACGCGAAGGAAAACACCATTTATAAACATTGGGTTGCTTTCCAGAATCATAACGGTATCAGCCCAATCTCGTTATATGAACTCCGGCATACTTATATTTCGGTGAATAAGGAAATGCCGTCTGAGCTTCTTCGCTTGCAGGCAGGTCATTCGGAAAGCATGGATACCAACGGCACTTACGCCCATAAGCTGGACGGCGATCTAACCCGCGCGAAGAAGATATCAGATGCAAATTTCAAACGTATAATTCAGTGTAAAACACCAATTCCTTTTGATCAAAAAAAGACAACTGGCCAGAAGGTGGCCAGTGAATCCTAA